TATATTCGATTGGTCCTTCACAGTTAACTTGCTGACCTTGCAGCATGCCTGAAATGTAAACCAAATTGGTTCCTTCACCAGGTAAGACGTCATTTAAAGTCTTAGACTTTTGTTCGGTATTACCACTTTGGCCATTGTTGGCCACATTTTGTTGTTCGGTTTCTGCACCTTGTACAGGTGTATTTGCAGTTTCTTCTGTCATAATGTTTTCCTTTCTGTAGCTAGTGATTTTTTGTATCAAAAAGACCGCTGGTGGCGGTCTTGAATTATTCTGTTTCATTTTATTTTCTCCATAAAAAAAGCATCTACTAGGGATGCTTTAAACTATTCTGTCTTTGTCCATTGGCCATTAATTTGTGCTCTTTTGTAAATTTTTGCATCCCAAGAAATGCAAAACTGTAACGTCCAATTTGGTGCCACTTTAATACATGTTAAAAGTCCATAATGACAATCAGATGGAACATTTGCTGGTAGGTCGTTATCCAATCTATAATTCCCGTTGCTTAAATTATTTGCGTCAGCCTGTTGGCTGATATCAATTACTGAACTCTGTAAATCTAATAGTTGATTAGTATCTGTAAGTAAAAGAAAACCATTAACATATACTTTCATCCTACGCCACCTCCTTTAAAGAAGTGACGCAAAGCCTATAGCTAGGCTTTACCCCCCCCAAGTTGAGACTTTAAAGCTCCATATGTTTTTTCAATGTCTCCGCCTGCTGGAGTCCAAATTGTGGCATTTTTACCATATTCAAGTTTTAAATACTTAAACTTAAAAGCGCAGCCTTTATATGCTCTAATAAAAAATTTAAGCTGCTTTAGATCAGGATTGTTGCTTGTTTCAAAAGTAAAAGTATTAAGTTTTCTATCCCATGAATTTGATGATCTCGATAATTAGGGTAATTAAATCCTAAGCCATTACTATCAAGTTCGACAAAGAATAGATCTCCATTGAGGTTGTTGGCTCATATTAGTGATAAAGAAACCGTATAGAAAGTGGACGGAGTAATGTCTGTTGAAAGAATAGTACTGATGTCTACAAAATCATAGTTCATTGAGTCAAGCGTTAAGCCATCATCATCTATCTGAATTTTTTGGGGATCAAAATCACTTTCCCAACCACATGCTTTTAAGAATTCAGCACTCGTGTTTTGCATTGAAGAAGCCGGAAGCATATTAATCCCAGCTAGTGGATAAGCGCCACTTACTTCATCTAAAGTTGCAAGTCTACTATAACCGTTGTCAGTTTTACCATAAATCTTCATTACGCTACCTCCTTTGTGGAAGCAGCTAAAGTATTGATAAGACAGGCGTATAGGTACCTAGTTATCCCTCCATACTTTTTTTTCTAAGGCACATACACGATCATAAAGTCTGTCATAGTCAGACTTTAAAACCAGATCTTCTTGCCAAACACTCCCATCAGTTTTAGTAGAAATACGAACTCGTTTTTCAAAGGTTCCAATATCAATTGCGTGTTTAACATCGTCACCACCAAATACTAGTAACGAATCAAAATTGCCAATCAATGACTGATTATCTATTGATCTAAAATTATTATGAATCGCGCCTAATGTTTGATTTCCATATTCGGACAAAGCGTCGTACAAATTATAAGGTTCAAATTTAGTTTGGTGCAAAGCGTTTGTCGTATTAACTTTGCCATCAAATTCATCTTTCTTCAAGAACTCAACTTGCTTGCCATTCTTGTCTTTCAAAATTAGTTTGCTCATATAAACTCCTTTCTAGTCATCCACGATGACAATTAGCGCTGACTGACTTGCTACATCAGATTCGTGAGCCACGTGTGCGATGAACTGCTTGCTTTCCAGCGTCTGAACACGATTAGTTAGCTGTGTATTTTCATTCTTAAGATTATTGTTTTCCTGTTTATAAGATTCTAATTGTGAACTTAAGGACTGAATTTGAGACTTGTCAGCCTTATTGTTTAAATCACTTGCATTAGCCTTGGTGTTGACGGTATTCATGATTGCAGCTTTAGCATCATTGACCATCTTATCTACTTCAGGCTTGGTATAGTGATTCTTGTCCAAAATCGCATCAGCTAGTACTTGTAAAGCCCCTGAAAGCACCCCAATATCAGCTAATCCTTGCACACTATTAGGCAAACCATTGATGTTTTGATCGCTTTGATCTACTGCCATGACATATTCGCCTCCTAATCCCATAATCTTTAGACCACTAGCCTTTTTAGCCATAGCATCTTTAAACTGATCACCAGTCACAAACTTAGTAAGGTCCAGACTATCCAGCTGCTTAGCCATATCAGCCAGTTCTTGCTTGGTGTAATCAAGTTGCTGATCAAAGTCTTTTAGCGTGGATTGATCATTGCTGATGTTGGTCTTAATGTCGGCTAACTGTTTAGTAAAGTCAGCTAGTGTGGTAGACTTCCACGCATCGTAATCTGTTTGCAGAGCATCAATCTTAGCTTTAAAGTCAGCATTTGCTTGATTAATCGTAGCATCCCTTTGAGCGGTAATCTCCGCAATTGCATCATTTTTAGCTTTTTCAATTTGATCATGTTGTGCCTGTGCATCAGATTTAATTTTGGCCAGTTCTGCATCACTAGCAGATTGGTTGGCTTGGAGTTGCTGATCTGCTTTAGCCTGAATTTGATCATGCTGAGATTGAGTTTGAGAGTTAATTTCAGCAATCTTTGACGCATAACTATCCGAAATGGTCTTAGATTGCGCCTGCCAGTCAGCCTTCAATTTATCAAAATCAGCCTTGCGAGCGTTAAAGTCGTTAGTCCAACTCTGAATCAAGCCATTTTCTTGATTGTGCAAAGCTTGCAACTGATTTCGCATATCAGTCAGTTCATTAGCTACGTCTCTTTGCCCATTAGAAATAGCCTGATTGATTTTATCAGTCAGGCTATTGATTAGGTTTTGTGTTTGAGTTTCAGTATTCTTGATTACACCCTGATAGTGGGCTTGCAAGGCTTTTAGTGTGGACGAGTAATTGTCATCATTTACATGCAAAGTCGGCGCTGGAATTACGACAAATCTAAAACTTACCGTTGTATCAAGTACTGTACCATCTGCACTTACGATATCAAACCATGCTGTACCGGATTCCGGATAAACTTGTTCTTGCAAAGTGTAAGAAAACTTGCCATTTTGGGGATCAGTCAAAGTAAATTTACCGCTTGTCGATGCTTTACCATCGTCCACAACATACTTGCCAGAATCTTTTGACTCCGAAAAAACTATTTTTTTATCAGATAGGTCGTAAGGTGTTCCGGTTGCATCCACAACGATGACCGGCAAAATTTGGCCACGTTCTCCTTGTCCAATTTTCCTGACATAATCACCGACATTACTTGTTGTCTTGTTGGTTGTTAGTACTATTTGCGCTAGACTCATTTGCTTTCACCTTCTTTCTTAGCGCAGCATTTTCAATTTTTAATTGATCATTTTCTTCTTTCAAAGAATCATTTACTTGTTTCTGTTCTTTAAGAGCAACCTGCAACTTTGCTACTTGAACATTCAAACTAGCAATCATATTGCCAGTATTAATTGCTAATGTTTCTGTTACTTTATCATTCATTTGATTCTCCTTTAATCAACCCGATACCAGTGCTTCCTATTTGTATTAGTATACAGTTTCATAACGTAAGTATGGCCATCATTGCCGCCCATCATTGTTCCTAGAGCTTCAGGGTAATTACCATGTATGTCATTGCTTAAGCCAACTCTTACGGCTTGATGATAATTTAACATTCCCGCGGTTGAGCTTGTCTTATTTAGATCAATAGTGATTTGACCAGTACTTGGAATATTCGGAGTTGTAGGTACGGTAATGTTAGTGTATCCATTACGCAAATCATTGAAGCTGTTCTGCCACTGTTGATTCATTTCTTGAAGGTCACTATCAAATACTAGACTTCCTAGATCAATTCCATCTAATGTGCCAGCTTCATCACTGCCCCAGTCGTCATTGCTACCTGGTTCATAAGTGTAATTATTTTTACCCTGATCTTTAAGGTTGCGTAATTTACCCATGTTCACGTTATCGGAACCTTTCCAAATCCAGTGCTTAGTGCCTCTAATGGTAATCCAGTCAGCTATCCATGCACGAACCCAGGATTTGATTCTGTAGTAAGCATGACCGGCAAAATTATCTTGTGTTAGTACCTCATTCATATCATCATTTCCACTATATCCAACAGTTATTGCACTTGGATGAATACGGGTAGTACGTGCTCCGCTAGTAGTTGCAATTTGTCCGGAACTTACCATTGAACTGTAATTTGTTGACTTAACCCAGATAACACGACCATCTTTCCAAGGATTAAGAGTAGAACCAGGATTCTGAGTACCAATATAAATTTTCATTGATCCATCAGGATCTTCACTCTGAAGATTACCATGCATAAGTAGAGCATCAATCTCCATCGCATTAACTTTTACACCCTCAATTGAATCAGCATAAAGTTTACCGCGTGAGTCCATACCGGTTAGCAATTTCTGAGAACGCTCATCATAGAATTCTAGTCCATTGCCACCAAATACCATCTTGCCACCGTTAGAACTTCTAGCGGTCAGCTGTTGAGGTGCTTGCCAGTTAGGAATTGCCTGGATAATGCCTTCGCCCGGCTGATCAATCCATGACTTAATGTCACTAGCATCATCATCTAATTGCTGGAAATGTTCTTCAAATTCTTTACGACTTTCAAGGAAAACATCCTTTAATTTATGCTCTTTTCCTTTATCATCTTTCCAGGTAACATCTTGCTGGATCATTCCAAGATCTTCCATCATGGCATTTTCTTTAGCCCGACGGTCGGAACGCTCACTATGCATCATGTTTTCAAAGCGATTAAGCCAGCCTTGAGTTCTTCGTGTGAAAGCACCGACAGCACTACTTGTTTGATCTTTAGCTTGTTGGAGTAGCAGGTGTTGCCAGCTTTCAGGCAATCTACCTACTGTAATTTGCTTATAATGTTGAGCCAATCCATCCCAAACAAACCCATTGACTTCTTCTTTTTGATTAATATGATACTTGTCATACTTAACAGTTACATAGTCATAAAGACTCAATTGGGTCTTATTCGCATTTAAAGCAGACATTTCTTGATAAGAAATTGTATCTTGCACATCTATATGACCGTATTTGTGCTCGATGATATAGTTTTTACCTATATCTGTTACTTGCTTGATGTCATCTGCAGTAGCAACAAAAGTACCATCCGATTGCTGTCCGGACAAATCTTGATCATCGTGCTTCAAGTATGAGCTGACATCCACAGTGTTGACCTTATCAATATTTGGATCATTGCCGAAGCCGTCTGCATATAAAGGCCCAACTTTTACAGTTACTTCATTATGTGAAGTATCAACATTTGGATTAGGATTCGAACTATCGTCATCGTTTGCATCTGGAGAAACCAAATCAGATTTATCAGAATCAATATTATCTTCAGGTAACCATCCAGTTTTACCAGCATAGGTCACTTCAACATAGGTCTTGCCATCTCCACCTTTAGCTTCATGACCATCAGCAACCAATTGAGTACCTGAAGGAATTGACCAGTTAAGAGCATTGTTTTTATCTGGAGTTGCATAAATTTCAACTTTGCTATGATCCTTTAGCCTATCTTTTAGAATTTGATCTGTACTTGAAGGCTTGATGGACCCATTTTCTTTATACTCAATCGATCCAGAACTTACCCAACCATACTTAGTATGGTGGTAAGTCTTCCCGCCTTGAACAATAGTCTTATCAATTTCTACTCTTCTGGTGTGGGCGTGTACAGTAACCTTCTTTTTCTTAGAAGCCCAGTATCTACCGGATCTATGGTTCTTAGAATTGCCACCTGTAGTCACTGTATGAGTAGTAGCAACCATCTTGTGATGTTTGCTATCCCAATGATACTTAGTTTGATTCTTTTTGATGTAGCCATAGCCGGAATTACTGTAGCTTTGATACGCACCGTTTTGCGTCAAAGACAAGTGAGGCCCGTAAAGCCACTGACCAGGACCAATTCGATACCACATATCACCGTTAGAATTGCGTTCCACCATATCATAGTGAATTGAGGTTCCGTTCTTTACAGTCCAACCAGGAATGCGAACGTGATCTGGTCCAATTTCTGGGGACTTATAGACATGGATTTCTCCACCTGGTTTATATGCAACTACTGCATTACCTGACATGCTTACACGCGAACCAGCTCCACTTGAGTCATTTGGATCCTGAGCCTGAACAGTAAGTGATCCTGTGATGTCGTTAACCATATAGCTACCAGATTTATCAAAACTGATCCATCTAGCATCCACAAAGCCGCCACCATCTTCTGGTGCGACAGGATACCAGTCATCACCGTTAACGGTATTAATTTGATATTTTCCATCTGATGTAAAATCGCCGTCATGAATTGGTGTACCAAGATGAAGCTTCATCCCCGTTGAAAGGGTACCAATTGCTTGATGACCTTCAACAGGTGAGTTAAAGATTTCAACCGTACCACCTGCTGCATAAATCCCAACGTTTGAGTAATCACTGGACCAGCTAGCCCAGCCATCCCAATCTGCTTTAGCAACAGCCTGACCTGGGATGTATTTTGCAATGAAAACAGCACCAGTCCGCATATTTTCTGTTGAAATATCATGTTGAAACTCTGACATATTTTTGCCATAGTCAATGACAATTCCAGTATCCATGCCAGCATGTTCGCTATGATGAATTTCATTATTATCAAACTCCAATTCACCGCCATAAAGTCCTGGTATAGAGTTAACTGCCTGATCTCCTTCTTGATCTGGATTGATCAGAAGAGAACCAACCTGCTGAGCTCCTTCCACATTGACATTACTTACCTTTGACACTTTACTGTCAAAGATAATGTCTTTAGCCGGAACCATTTGGTTTAAAGCTTGGTTCATGAAGTCTTGAGGTGATGCATTAACTAGTTGAAATCCGTCTGGTAAAGTACAGTCATTTAAAGTAGCCAACAAATGTTCAGCATTAACTACTACTTGATCCAACTCTTGGGTTACATGAGTAATTTTGAATTTTTGATGTGGAAACTTATATCCACAATCTTCAAGAATCCAACGGTCTTTTTGAATTTCTTCCATATGATTTCCATCGCGTGGATATGTCATTTGTAATGTTGGATATTGATTGAAATTAAGAGTAACATCGCAAGTTAGTGCATCAGATAAAGTAAAGCCTGGAGTAGTAAAGTCGCTATTAATAGATTTATATAAGTGAGGAAAAGATAGCAACTCATCATATTGGGTATAAATTATCTCTGGAATTTTACCAATTGTAACTTTCACTATATCAACCTCCTCCATTGTGGCATGTATTCTGCTTTAGTGATCGTTGCCCCAGATTCTGCAGTAATCGTGATAGTATTTTTACCTGGTTGAAGTATAGGAACGCTTAAATTAGGCATTTTAACCTGGCTATTGTAAAGTTTATTGTCCTTGTCATAAGTGTCCTGCGTGTCACCTGATAGCCAAAATTCACCAGACATATTGTCAAACTCATAAGGCAAGCCATTTACATATAAGATGAATGTCCCATTAGCAATAAAATGCCAGTTTGGAACAGCAATTCTGGATTCTTGGTTATAAACTGTACCAGTATCCGGCAGTGGAATGTACTCAATACCATCGACACGATACTGAAATGGCTCACAATAAAAAGGAATTGTACCGGTTGCGTGGTAAGGATCACTTTCATCCCACTGCAAGCTGAAAGGGTCTTTTTGAATCGCGCTGTAAACATACTCAGGATCAGCATCAAATTGTAAATATTGATACTTTCTTTGGGTCATGGTTACAGGTGAAGCCAACCAATCCGTCAGAGTCCGCTCATAGTCAAATTGAGAAACATTAGATGGTCGAACAGCATCAACAGTGAAAGTCTCAGTGACATTCTGATAAGAGTTATCATCTTGCAAAAAGTCACCGCTACGACCTTTGATGTGAGTAGCATCAAGGTCAGCTGTCGGGTGAACTAGGTTAAAAGGATATTGAACTGTAAAGCCTAAGTCTCTTGAATTCTTTCCTTGAAAAATTAAACCTGAATACTTAGCGTCCACTTAATCCCCTCCTTAGTTTGATCATTGCAGCTCTTTGTTCTGCCTTACTAAACGGCTCAACAACTTCCCACAAAGTTCTGCCTGCAGGAGTTGTAAGTTTAATGTCAGCAACAGAACTCTTATTAACCAATTGACGCAAAAGTAAAAGCACGGATTGTCTAAATTCGTGCTCTTCTTTTTGTTCTTTACTATCTATTTGATTTTGCTGTTGTCCAAAGGTGGTATTAGCTGAAAGAATTGCAATTGCCTTACCAATTAACTCCCACGCACGAGTTGACTTACTTGGAATTAATGGAATTGCCATTTCTGGTCCTGCCTCACCAAAAACACTTGGTGAATTTGCAATACCACCATTAGCAAAGCGTCTATGCCCTTGAGGACCAGAATGAAGCCAATCAAATTTACGATGTCCCCAAATAGTCGTCCAGCCAATAGAGTTACGCCAATCAGAGTTATTGAAAAATGCTAGCAATTCATCATATGGATTGTGAATATTGGTGTGACCAGCGACAGCAAAGGCTTTAAACGTCTGAGGAGTAAATTGCAAAGGTCCTTGAGCCTCATTACCGCCACTATTTACATCGTGAATTTGCTGTTTGATATTTCTGTTGCCTGATTCACTCATAGCAACACGCAAAACATCTTTTACAAATCCATCAGGTAAATGAACGTGCATTTTACGTGCAGCGGCTTCAATCATACTACCTGAAATAGAGTTAGCACCATTGAACTGCTCACCATACTTATCAGCAATTTTTTGAATAGTATGCCAGAACCCTTGACCAACTTGATTTTTAATCTGTTTTTGCAACCTATCGTTAGCTTTGACTTTAACAGCTTCTTTGGTATCTTCACTGCCTTCAGTATTAATGCCTTTAAAACGTCCAAAAGTAGCACCAGAGCCCACAGGTTGCATTCCAATAGGTCCACCATCATTAGGACCATATGCAGAGTAGTACATTCCACGACCTGCATAGATACCAACGTGAGTATCTGGAAGCCAGAAGACTGGATCGCCAGGTTTAGCTTCAGATTTAGATATTCTATGAGCATGATCCCATAAGCCAGCTACAGTTAAAGCCCAGCCATTAGGTTCGGCCCATTTAGCTCCATAATTGTTATATAAGGCTCTTGAAACCAAACTCGAACAGTCGGCAAAGAACTTGGACATTCTTTTGCTTTGACTATAGTGTTTGTTTTTACCTAACGTTTCTACTGCCTTAAGTAAACCACTTGCTGGACCTAAGTCATCATCGTTAACTTTGTCTTCAACCATTTTCCAAAGTTGAGACCACCAAGTTACGCCTTGATCTTTACTCTTAGAACGCATTCCTGAAGCTAATTCTTTCATAGCACCAGTTAAGCCAGAGACAGTACTAAACATTGAATTACCAGTTTTAGTAGGATTATTCCAGTTATGTTTAGCAATGTCATACAGTTTCTTTAGTGATAGTCCTGTACCATCAGCATAGTGTGGAAGCCCTAAGCGCTGCGTTTGAGCACCATTTAGAACACCCCAACCTTTTCTTAGCATTACTGGGACATAGTTACCCTTAGGTAAAATCACATCGTTTTGATCAGTAACAATAGCCTCTTGGCGTGGACCAGATTTAGCATCATTTACGATAGCTAAAGTGTCTTGAGTTAAGCGACCATTTGCATCAGTACCTTCAGCATAGCGAACTGGAGTAACACTCTTTACGGCTCTCTTAGAACCACCAAAGTCAGAAATAACGGAATCAATTTTGCCAATTGCAGAATTAAGAATTCTGATAACGTTATTTACTCCACGACCAGCGGCACTTCTCATATTTGTCCAAAAATGACTAAATGATTTATAAACACCGCTTTGTAATGAACTCCAATCATGTTTGAACTTCTTAGAAAAGCTACTCAAAGAATGAAGCATACTGCTTTGACTAGTCTTAGAACTGTGTTCCATGTTCGACCACATGAACTTAAATTCTTTTTGTGCAGTTTCTACCATGGCTTTTAAGTCCTTTTCAAACTTTTTAACCATAGAATTAAACTGCTTAGCAAAATTGCCTTTGCCCTTTAAAGATTTAACGGCTTCTTCTGCTTGCTTTGCAATAGCTTTACCAAACTTGTCTTTTTTAGAAGCCTTACTTAAAGAATCAATTCTCTTATGAACAAAAGTTATATTTTTTTGTAAAGACTTAAGTCCTTTAGTTCCTGAAGTCCTTACTCTAACTTTGTGAGTCTTGCCTTTAATTTTATTAGCTGCTTTAGCTAACTTTCTTAAAGAAGTAAGTCCAGAAGTTTTAACGATAACCTTATGACTGCTACCTTTGACCTTATCAACAGATTTTGCCAATGAAACAACTGCTTTAGTTCCTGAAGCTTTTGCAACCACCTTAATAGATTTGGACTTAATTCCTTTAAGTGCTTTAGACAAGCCGTTAATCGAACCTAAGCCGACAGTAGAAATCCTAGCAGAAACACCACTAGAAATTCTAGGTGTTGTAACTCTAGAAGAATATCTTCGTGTAGATGTTCTTCTTGCTGTAGTTGAACTTCTTTTATGAGTAGTTGTACGACGTCTAGTAGTAGACTTCTTCTTCTTTAAATTGGCAATTAATTTCTTGAATAGGTCTTTACTGATATAGACAGAATGTCCAATTCTTGACTTTGCACCAATAAGCAAGCCCTGATCAACGAGAACTTTACCAGCATGAGGATCTGGTTTTTTAGCAGCTTTTTTATCTGCAGAATATTTCTTAGTGAGTTTATTAAATTCTGCAGTAAGACGCTTAGCTTCATTACCATCCTTATGTTTCAAAGCATTAGAGATTTTATCTCCTAGCTTTTCTAGCTCTTTTTTGTCCTCAACAGCACGTTTCTTAGCCAGTTCATAATTTTTCTTCGAATACCTATGATCCTTAGATAAATGAACCGTACCACTTGCATAATGTAAAGCAGAGCCAAAATGTTTGGCCATATCATCCCCATTGATGATATCTTGACCTGGCATAAGCCAAATTGGGAGATTACGCTTAGCAGGAAAAGGAACAACCTCGCCATTAGTAATTAAGCCTTCACGATAATTATTACCTGGAGCATCATTAACAATAGCTGGAACCCCATAGCGACTACGCCAATCTGTTCCACCGGCTAGGTGAATATTGCCAACTTTTAACTTACCAGTAAAGAACTTTTGCACATTACCTGCAGCATCTTGAAGACCTTTGACAGTATCATCAAAAGTCTTAGTAATGCCTTTCCAAAGATCGGACCAAAACTTACCGATATTTTTGCCAAAATCTTTAAAGCCATCGAATACTTTGCCAAGACCACCGTGAGTAGATTTATTGAGCTTAGCATACATATCAGATGCATTAGTCCTAAGCCCCTTCCAAATACCAGCCGCAGTAGTCTTAATATTTTTCCAGTTAGATGACCAGCGTTTTTTCTCAATTGCAAGTTGTTTCTTAGCAGTTTGACCTAATGTCTTGAAGAGGTTACCGTGATTCTTCTTTAGTCGCTTGCTAAAGCTACCAAAGTTTTTAGCAGTTTCGGAATTAGCCTTCTTGTTGGTTTTGATATAGTTCTTAGCAAACTTTTCCGTACTACGCATAATCTGCTTAGTACCCTTTGAAGCGTGCTTATATGCCGCATCCCATCCCTTTTTAAAGGTTTTACCAATACCACTAGTAATTTGCTTATATTTTTTACCAACGGATTTGTTAAAATTGCCAACATTTTTAGCAACAGACTTGTTAAAGGTAGTTACTGTCTTTTTTGCAGTATTAAAGCCATTCTGGAAAGTTTTGCCAACTCCATTAGCCCATTTTCTAAATTTGGGATTGTTCTTATAAAGTAAGGTTGGAATTCCAGCAATCGGATTAACTGCAGTTAAAGCAAGTTCTTTTGAGTTCTTCTTTACCCAAGATTTGCCTTTACTTAGACTTTGGCCAAACTTCTTGCCAACGTCTGAACCCCATTTGCCTATTTTGTTAAAAGTGTCATGGGTAGACCAACCTAAATTTTCTAAGCTCCAAAATTTTTTTGGCGGCTTATTTTTTTGCCAGCCCTTGGTAAAGTTGTTAACTGCTTGGCCACCCCATCGACCAGCGTATTTACCAATGATGGCACCCACAGGAGATAGCATCGGACCAACAACAGGTATCATACTAGTTAAAGTACCACCAGCTAAAGCACCAACTGCACCACCAATATCTTGGGAGCGTTTGTCAGCAGAATGACGATCTTTAACAGCATTAATTACTTCAGGAGCTGCAACTGCGGCACCAGCAACTGCACCAGTTGCTAGACGTTTACCCATACTAAATTTTGTTGATGCCTTAGCAGCTTGGGAAATTGCCTGTCCAATCTTTTTACCTAAAGCAGATGCTTTAGAAACAATTGCCTTAGTTCCTGACAATAGCTTTGATCCTAACCATTTACCAGCTTTTCCAATACCAACAGCGCCTTTTTTAAAGCCAGTGACAATACCTTTTCCAGCTTTTGATCCAAGATCAGTTGCCTTACTCCAGCCTTTGCTAATAACTCTCCACGATGCTTGGCCGAACTTGCCAATTTTCGAAAAACCAGTTTTAAACGCGTCAGTAATTTTACCAACTCTAGTTTTTCCATTTGAAAGATGGATTAAGAACTTATCCCAAGTATTAGTAATTGACTTAATTGGATGAAGCATCCCTTTGCCGAATTTGAATCCACCCTTGGCCAACATCCCGATTAGCGATTTATCACCAATTTTAATGTTAGCTAATCCAACAAGCGGACTAGTTACTGCTTTAAGTCCTTTAACTGCAGCCATTGCAACAATGGCTTTACTAATCCATTGAATTGCGGTCTTGTTCTTAGCCAAGCCGTCCATTGTAAGCTTGACCATGTGAAGAGGATCTTCAGTCTTCTTAGTATTATCATGAATTAAACCAAAAAACTTACCAATATCCCCAATAATCCCAGAGATATCTTTCCACACATCTTTGCCCAACTGAACAGCAATATGTGTAATATCTGAAGTAATACCTGCTATATCCTTTTTGTGCTTGTCAATATAGCCTAATGTGGATGACAATGCATTGCCGATTGCTGTAGCACCTTTAAGCAGTTCCGGACTGCTCATAATGTCTTTTAAAGACTGAAGACCTGAAGTTTTAGCATCAAACAATGGTTTAGTCATTGTCTGCTCAAGTTTTTGCCATCTAACTTGCATAAACTTAAGCGCACCACCTTGCGTGGAGCTAAAGCCCTTGAAGGCAGTATCAGAATATTTAGCAGCTGATGCCATCCACTTCTGAAATTGAGTTTGCGTGACTTTGCCAGTTTTAAGCACTGACTTAAGTTTGCTCTCTGACATGCCGGCGCCTTTGGCCAATTGTGCCATAAAGGTTGGGGCTGACTTAGTAACTCTGTTTAAAGCAGAATAAGTTACTTTACCAGTAGAGCCAACACGCATAAGACTTGCACCCATTTGCTCAATTTGGTCACCAGATAGCTTAGATGAATCGCCAACACCTGCAATCATCTTTGTCATCTGCATGGCACCCTTAGTACCAATATTTGACCAGTTGAGCATCTTAGTCTGCAAGTTAGCTACATTATCACCTGTCATGTTAGTTTGAGCCTTTAAGTCACCAATTTGCTTATCTAAGGTCTCAATACCTTTAGCAGACATACCCATGCTCTTAAATCGAGCATTAATCTTAGCAGTAGCGGCATTTAATGCCATACCTTCACTAACAGCGCCCTTTAACTTTCCAGTTAAATTAGAAACAGCATTTGATACAGCATTGCCAACAACAGAGCCAGCAAATACTTCTTTAAAAGTTTTATGTGTTTGACCGACTTCTTTATTTACACTACCTAGCTTGCTTTTAATACGATCAAAAACAGATGGATTAGCTTTTCGCATTGAACTTGACAGTTCATTCATTTCGTTTTTAGTTTTAGCTAAGGTAGTTGAAGTTTGATTCAGCCTAATTTGTTGACGCTTATAAGCTTCACTAGCTTCTCCAGAGGCTTCGCCAATTCTGACCAGTTCATCAGCTTGCAGTTTCTGTTGCTTAGTTAAGTTTTCAATTGAAGTACGATAAGTTGCTAGCCTAGTTTTGTTAGCTTCATATTGACGACCTTCAGCTTGCAAACGCTCTATATAAGATCTAGCCACATCCTGAGTCTGCTTTAAAGATTTTTGAGCTTCGGCTAAACCGGACTTGTAATAATTTAAAGAAGATCTAGCTTTTTCTTGTTGTTTAGTAAGAGATTCAAGACGAGTAGTAGCACGTAAAGTCTGTGCAGCATTCTTCTGAATTTCTTCAGTAGCATTCTTATAAGCCTGTTTGCCTTTTTCAGTAGTTTGATCAGCTTCAGCCTGAACTTTCTTTAAATTTTTTTGCTTTTCAGCTAAAGCTTCAATATATTTGCGCTGATTTTTTACGGTTTCGGTTAAACCGGCGTATTTAGCTTTAGCAGCTTCAGTTTGTTTACCAGCCGATTTTAAAACCGCTTCTTGTGCTCTCCATGCCGAAGTTGCACCAGAAACGGCTTGCTTTAATTCTTTAAGTGTTGTAACAGGTTGACTACCATTTAACTTAACATCAGTAACCAGTGAACCTACTGGAATTGATCCTGCCATTTAATTTACCTCCTTCCTTTTTTACCATCTAATTCATCCATAAATTCCCATAGCATCTTTGGACGTTTATCACGAGGCTTAGCGTTCATGATTTCAATCAGTCTGTAATAGTCCGTATCTTCAAACTCTTCCACAGACATATGAGCATTCAAGATCATTTGTTGTTCAGAGTAATCAAAGTCTTCAATTAATTGTTGATAAGCTCTAACAGGGTCCTCATCACTTAGCGTCGTCGCTTTTGGAACTATCTACTTTAAGCACCTTATCAATCACTTCAGTAGTAAATGAAACAACATCTTCAAAATCAGCGTTTTCAACCTTTTCAACTTGAGCGTCTGACAAACTCAAAACAGGTTTAAGAAATTCCGTATAAGAATCAATAAGCTTAATCTGTGCTTCTAAGGAATTAATAATCGATTCCTCATCATCTGTATCTACTCGCTTAATTGCTAAATCAGCTTCTGCAAATTTTTTTTGAGCAACTAAACAGCGTCTAATGTTTTCTCCATTAGTTGGAACTTCAAAAGTTGTTAAATGTAACTTTTTTCCATTAATCTTTACTGACATATAAAAATCCTTTCGAAAGAAAAAGAACGGCTGTTAACCGTTCTTTAAAAAAATAGCTATTAAATTCCTACCACTACCCACCCAACTTATAACTTACTTACCTAAGGTAGTTGGCGTACCGTGAACATCTGTAGCTTGCTTATTATCTGCAGTTACATCCACAGTTGTTTGGCCAGTAATATAGTTGATCATATTAGCGTAGTCGAAGTCCTTTTCATCTGAGTAGAACTTTTCATAAAGCAATTGATCAACACCACGTGCTTGAGCATTAAGAGTTAATGCATCATGAACAACATTCGCATTTTCATTGTTTGTTTGCATGTTAAGTTCACCAGGAACATAAATGCCCATTGGAAATGCAAAGTAGAAATCAACTCCAGCATGGGTATTGTAAGAGTGTGCAATAACCCCACCAATCTTAGGGCTTGACTTTCCCTTACGAGCATAACCGCCAAACTTGTCTTTCTTTAAGCCAGTAAGCAAGTCATAAACAAGGTGTGGAATATCATTAGCTGCCATAGCAATTGCGGGTTGTTCAGTACCTTGATTTACTTCAGCAACAAAATTAGAACCGTAAACTTTTTGAACTGATGGAGCAAGACCAGTAATGTTTGCTTGAGTAACACCATATACAGACGCTAAGTCCATCTTATAAACACCTGGAATTTGTTTTTGAGTCTTAGGATCAAAAACCTTGCCCTTGTCACCATCATAAACAAATCCATTTTGATCTGGATCAGTAATAATCTTTTGATTATTATCATAAGTCCAAACGATTAAATCATTTAATCCTTGAATTTCCATGTTTTTCTCCTTCTAAATTGAAAATCAATACATAATTGTTTTGTAGTAGGATCCTTGTAATGCCCTCCATAAGGCAGCAAAGACCAATTTCTTTGCATAAAAAAAGACACAATTGAACGTTCAAAAGTGTCAATAGGAACCGTTTTTTGAGTTCCATAGTAAATATTTAATTCTATCGTTTCATCAGTTTGAGTAAATTGATTACTGCCATACTCGTTAGGGACTGTAGTTACTTCAGTAACCAAGATATTGTTTTGCTTGTCAGCTATGCCGCCAGTTGATGGCAATGTATAAGAGCTGACAATTCCGATGTCTTTGATTCCCGAATTTTGTAACTCATCAGCAACTTCTTTAGCCAGAGTGCTCATAATCGTTTCATCCTTTCAGCTTCAGCCCTTAAAATAGCGTCACGAGCTTCAACTTGTGACTTATCAAAAAAATGCATATTTTTAAGCTCTTTTGATGACATATCACGAGTACCATTATTTACAAATCTAGCAACTAAGGCTGAGTATTTAGAATCAAAACCAACTGCAGTATCACCTGTGGGCAACTTATCATGATTAAAACCTGGTTTAAAAGTAATTGACTCTTTCAAGTGCTTAGTTTTTCGACCTTTAGCATGTCCTACTGATCTACCCTTAGAATAGCTTTCACCAGAAATAGGCGTATTTTTCTTTAAAATTTGTGAGAAAACTGCAGCGCCTGCACCAGTAACTTGAGCTTTTTTAGTTGCTGACAAACTAGCATGTTCCTCAACATTTTTTAACCAGTTTTCAAGCCCCTTGTCAAAATCAACCATTTTTCTCAACCTCTCTCAAAGATATAAGATCATAAGCTGTTTGATTAAAGTAAGGATCTTGATTAAACAAAGTTACTTCATAAAGCTGACCATTAAATTTAGCATGAGTAATACCATTCCAATCATTTTTATGATGAACTACCACAATATGAGAGTGAGTTAAATTCAACCCTTCTTTTTGAATCATTTGGCTAGTATTTGGTGACCACCGTCCACACCTAGTGTGGATGAGACGATGAAAATTAATCACTGGATTGTCATTTTCATCAGTAAATTCTTCAATATAACCTAATTCGATTGACATATTAAGTCGATCAGGATTTTGAAGTTGAACCGTCTTCATTCACCTCATTTTCATCATAAGAGCCACGAAGCTGACCAATGATTGCCTTTGCAGTTATACTTGATACAGCAGTGGATGGATGAGAAAACCAGTTAGCACCTATTGCATAGCAAGCTAATTTATATAAAGGCAAAATCTTTTCATCTTTATAAAAATCAACGTTGTCTTGACCAACCGCGCCTTGAACGTAAATTTCAGCCGCGGTTAGTGCAGATCTCATCCGCTGTAAAGACTGGTCATCAAGTAAATCATCATCGGGTAAATACCCTAAAGTTCTTTTAAACTCATCATCAGCCTGTAAAAAAGTGGTCATATTGATCACCTAGTTTCTTTACTTGCTAGTACCAGTTGATTGATTATCAGTATCAGCAGTTCCCTTAATTTGATTTGCTACAGCCTTAAATGAAGCAGTTGCAAAAGCACCATCATCAATTAGTTGAACATCAAAACGATCAATGAAACGAATCTTAGTAGTATCAGTTTCAAATGCACCACCACCAATGTTGGTTGGAGTAACTGACATTCTTTGACGGTCAAATAAGGTGATACCTTGTTTCAAGTCACCAAAATAGAGCGGATGTGAGCCTGAGACATCTGGTAACCAGCGGTCAGCAATCACTTGTACAATATGACCACCAATTTGCTTAACTTCTGGATTAGTTACATTAGGTTGAATTAAGTAGTCACCATTTGCATCTTTCATCTTACTTAAAACATTGAAACCAGATTGGTTAGTAACAAATGCTGATGTAGCAATAATAGCTGGATCAAGAGTGTTATTTTCAAGGTCCTTGATATCGTCAAACTTACTAATAGTAGGCTTTTTTGGTGCCTTACCCATAACAGCTAAAATAGCTTGATTACGAGTAACAACGTCCTTGCGTGCTGCCCATTGTTCTAACCAACCTAAAATATTTTCGGCAGTATCCGCTAAAAGAGTGTTAGTAGCAGTAGTAATACCTGCATAGCGATGAATAGCATACTTAACTAAAGTAAGCTTAGGATCATCGATGTCACCAATTTGTGCCTTTTCATCATCTAAGTTGACTAAAGGAGTAATATCAGCAAGCTTTTCATAAACACGTGAACCATGTGAAGTTGAAACATTTTCAACGTTTACTAAGCTTTCAAGTGATGCATATTGACGTACTAAAGTATGAATAGCAGTTTGGACATCATCAGGAATGGTTAAGCCTGCATTAGAATCATCACCTGAAATTTTTGAACCATCTGGCATTGTGCCTGAAGTAACCATGTTCCTAAAATCAGATACGAACTTATTCTTGATGTCCTTAGCCAATTCTTTTTCTGACTTCTTAGGTTCAATTGGTTTCTTGTTAACTGGCTTTTCAGCATTTCTAGCATCATCCAAAAGTTGCTTTGAATAATCACGAGCTTCCACAGCATCAGTGTAATCTTTAGCAGCTTGTGCCATTTCATTCTTCAAAGCTGTCCTTTGTTCGTCGGTCATTGAATCGAAATTAGCATTATACTTTGAATTTAATGCCATCTTCTTATTAAAAAGATCAGTTACCTTATTACTCTTTGATAACCAATCATCATGTAATTCATTAATTCCCATTTGGAACCACCTTTCTTAAATTAAGACCAAAGTAAAAGAGCAAGATCATTTTTCTTGCTCTTCTTTGGCTTTTTCTCTTTATTTTCAATGGGTTTAGAGACATCATTGGTCTTTTTAATATCACGATGGAGTAGATTCTTAATCTTATTGATCATTTCTGGTTTGACTGATAAAGAACCATCAGCATTAACTAACGCTGGTTCTTTACTTTCAAACATCACTTCATCTGCAAAGCCATTTTCAACAGCGGTTTTTGCATTCATCCAAGTAGTATCAACCATCATTTGATAAATTTCTTCTGGTGCCTTACCTGTTCGTTTGGCATATAAATCAACAAAAGACTTATCCATTTGATCTAATGCATTGTATTCGCTCTTCATATCAGAACTATTACCAATAGCACCACCGCTGGCTCTATGAATCATTATTTGTGCGGTTGGTGACATTGCAACATGATCAGCCGCTAATGCAATCCAGCTTGCAGCAGAGCAAGCATAGCCAACAATATTAGCATTAATTTTGCCTTGATATTTCATTAATTCTGTATAAATTTCAGAACCTGCATCGATATAGCCGCCTGGTGAATTGATTTCTAAAGTTACATCTTCACCATTAGCATTTTTTAAAGCATCAGAAATAGACTGCGGACTAAAGTATTTATAATTTAAGAAATCATAAACATCTGAATAGTCATCAGGAATGACTTCACCCTTCATTTGAATTGTTTTCATCGCTTTCACTTCCTTTCTGTGGTTGATATGCAGGCAAATCTTGTGGGAAATAACCTGATCTCTTTAAAATAAATTGGGCTTGAGTGGCAGAAATTGCATTATCTTTCACCATATTTGAAATTCTGCCTGCAAAGCTATCACCAATAGCATCCACAGAGGGACGCATATCAGGAGTAACAGTAGTATTCAATTTATTGTTAAGTTCGCTAACAATAGGACCAATAAAGCGTTTCAAGGCTTTAGCATACTGATTATTTTCTTGATCAAGATTAGATTGTTGATCACCAGCACCGTTTAAATAGCTATCTGGTAAGCCATAGACTTTAGCAATTTGCTTGCTAGTCCAATCAACTTGAGCTAGTAATTTTGCAACATCACTTTTGATTTCAAGTGGTTGATAAGTTTCAAGATCATCTAAGACAATTGGACCATTAGTAGAATTTTTCTGTTGTCTAACAAAAGCACGGCTTCTAGCAGCTTTCTTGCCTTCATCAAGCAAACCACCGCCTTGAATTTTCAAAATCCCTGGTGCCATAACTGATTGATCTAATGCGCTTTTAGTTAAATCATTAGATTTATTTTTAATCGCAAGTTCGTCTGTTAAAGCACGCAATGGAGAATATCCTTTAATGCCAATCGAATTCTTTGACATTAATCTAAAATGAATTATCTCACCTTGTGGTATATTATTGATTGCTCCAATATCAGGCTCATCAAAATCCACATCATAAAGCAAGCCCTTACCGTCTAAGTCCTTATAAACATTGACCTGTGAGGGTCTTAAACCCTCCCAATACAAATCAACACCATTGTCATTTTGCCAGCGATAAGCATAAGCATTCCCATCTAGCAATAGTTGAGCAAACATGCCTTGCCAAAAACTAAATCCATTTGTATCTGTGCTTGGATTAGCTAGAAATTTTTGCATTCTTTGCGAGGGAGTCTGAAAAACCACCAATGCCAAATCAGCAGAGAGCTGAGAGATCAGAGAATACAAGTCTGAATTCTGTAAAGCCTGATCAGCAGTTACATACTTTGCATTATTTCCACCAGTTAAGTAATCAATAAAGTCAGTTGAATCTAAGTCAACTGTCTGCCTTGAATTATTATTAAAATTAAAAACCGGCATCTAATTCACCTCCTTCCTATTTATCTTTAGGAAGCAAATCAATCAATAAGCCAGTCAAAATTAATGCAATTCCTAAACCTACCCAGCCTGCAATTGGTGACCATAAAAATAAGGCTCCAACTATTGAGCCGAAGCCTAAAACATAAAGCAATACATCTAAGAATTTCCAAATATTTTTAAATAACGTCTTAATCAGAATAATAATCATCTCCTAAAAGTCCCGACTTAGGGTTGTTAAACCAATCTAGGACTTGTTTCTGTGTCATTCTTTCAACTTCGTGTGACTTGTCATTGATAATTCCATAATCTTCAAAGTGATACATTGCTTGATAAAATGCATCAATTAAAGCATCCACGGCATCAATCTTCAAAGTAGCTTTGTCCTTATCTACTTGAATACCAATTTTATCTTCTTTGATAACCGCATTAAGTAATGCTTTTTCCAAAATTGGGTCATTAAAACGAGTAATCTTACCAGTTGCAAAACTTTCTTGTAAAAATTTTGTTGGATTAGCAAGTTCACTTGTTCTTTGTGCAATATCTTGAATTAGCCACCCTGTGTTAGCATTTAAACTCTCAGTAATGTTTTTAACCTGATAGCTACCAAATCGGTCATAGCCAAAAAAAACGACCTTCAATCTATGTTTTTCAACATAATCTAAAAGCCATCTGTAAATTTGCTCAGGATTAATAATTCCTTGTGGATGTGCCGTAATCGTACAATATTTCGGATAAGTTCGATAAGCAATGCCATCTTGCTTTTCCTTAGCTTCAATTGATCCAGCTTGTTGCCAAGGAATAAAACTGTGTTGGGCTATGTGCCAACGTGGATCGCCTGTTTCTTCATCCTCATAAGGATAAACAAAGCCGATTGCTGTATTATCTGAAAACATTGAATAGTCAAAACCAATATAGACCTGACGACCATCAATCTTAAAATCATCATCAATAGAATTTTCAACGTCTTTTAAATTAAGGTAGCTTGCTGTAGACTGCTTCAACCACAAATTTAAATTCTTATTTTGGAAATCTGCAATATTGCCAGTTAGCAAATCATTATCACGCTTGTCCTTTAGCCCCTTTAAGAGTGTTTCCCGCTGGTTTTTCAAGTCAAGAAGTGGATTAGACTTGTTCCATGTTTTAGGCTTATAGACCTCATCATTTGAATCCTGTGACCAAATTAAACCTAAATAGGAGTCTGCATCTCGTTTAAAATCCTGCTCCATAGCTTGAATAACCATTCTCTCATCTTCATGAAATGGAACTGTTGGATCTGGATATGCTGTTGAAATTTGAACAAATTGATGATTCTTAACTTTAACCTGACCAGAAATAATCTTTGAAATTCTTTTACGTGTATTTACTTCACCAATTTCATCAAAGACAGCAGTTCTAAAGTGATATGAGTCGTATTGACCAGCTTCATGAGAAATAGCACGCAAAATGTTGTTAGTTTTCTTTTCGATTATTTGCTCAGATTGAAGTTCTAGTTGCGCATCTTTAGCAAGCGATTTAAACGGTTCAATTTGAATGACTTTTCTAAGCATTGATTTAATGTAACCAAAGATTTTCATAGTCTGCTTATAGTTAATAGACGCAACTAAATAATCTTGGTTTTCTAACTCTAGAGATTCAATTAAAAAACTGTAAGCCACCAAAATAGCCATTAAATAGGTCTTTCCTTGACCACGAGCAACACTTACAATTACACGAGTAAAGCGTTTATTGTTGTCTTTGTCACGCCAACCCATCATCTGGCAGAAAATAAACTTTTGCCAAGCCATTAATTTGGTTGGCTCTCCAGTATCCACATTGGGTGAGATAGATGCAAACTTTAATAATTTATCTGCAGAATTAATATCATAATGAAATGGAAAATCTTTACTATTTTGACGTTGTAAATCTCTTAAATGTCTAAAACAAGCAAGCTTCATAGTATATCCTGCTTGAATCTTTTCATCTAAGACATCAAAAGCATATTTAGTACCTGGATCATAATATTTATTTTTAATATCAGCCCAGTCAATTGACTGATAGGTGCCTTCCACATCATGTGTTTGTGTTAAATCTATTTTGATAACTCTCACCTCCGAAGTTATTAATAAAATAAAACTTTATTTGTCGCTTTTGCCTTCCTGAATTAAGGCAAATAGTCCGATCAAAATAAATACTGCTCCAATAAAATGTCCCATCAGCCAAAAAACTCCTTCATTTTTTCAGCTGCAGACTTCGAATTGCTATCTTCAGGCTGAATTTCATTTAATTTTTTTCTTGAGACAGGACTTAAGCCTAATTCTTTGCCCATTGAATTCAATTGATTAAGTGCATTGGACATGGTCATTACAGCTGGATTTTTAGCATAGCCAGTAAAGTCCTTTGCCACGATTGACCCATCCACAGGAGAGAGCAGAGTCTTATATTTAGGTCTTTGAATCCCGTCTTTTATGATGATTGCATTAGCCTTTCTATAAACCTCATAAGCACTGCAATATTGAGCGACCAAATACTGATCTGCACGGATCGTTTTGCCATTCTCATTAAGATATGGGACTAAATACCTCCACATTGCTTTGCCTATAGAGCCTAGATATTCCGGCGCTTTTTTAGGTAGTTTTGACTGATTTAAATCACCTTTCAAAGACTTTCACCCCCTATCAATAAAATTCAAAATTTTTGTCTTTCAAGCAAGCAAACGACACGGATGCGGCTCCACTCTACTCCCGAATGGCCCGGGGGCTAAAATAATTTCAATCATGTGCAATCATACATTGCAAAAATAAAATCGCTTAGAACGCAATTATTTACGTTTTAGAGCATGTTCATTACGTAACTTATTAAATAAGCTAGCAATCAATTTAACATCCGTTACCGGTGGATTTTTCGTTGGTTTTCCATGCAAACCCGTGCCATAGTATTGCTCTTCAAAGCGAGTTTTCCAGTAGTGGCATTCCTGACAGCATGTGACAAGATTTTGTAAGTCTTTCATGTGATCAGGGAATCTCTCTACTGGCAAGACGTGATCTATTACATTGCCCTCTTTAACTTTACCTAGTGCTTTACAGTACCGGCATAGACTATAGTCACGTTTAAGAACTATAAGTCGCATGTCTTTCCATTGCTTAGAATGATAAAACCTATTCTGTTCTGCTTTAATTGGATTGCGATTGCGAACTACTTTGTTGTAATATCTTTGTCTCGTTGAATTGTTATACCTATGGAATCGATAAAAATTATTACGTTTTTGCAGTTCTGCTTCATGCTCAATATGCTTTTTGCAATAATGATTCGGCACATAAGCAACAGCATGACAGCCTGGAAAACGGCAGCGTCTAATTCGTGGCATCAACTCACCCCTTTTGGCAAAACAAAAAGCCGACCTAAGTCGACTCATGTTTGCACGCTCGCTATGTATTCATAAATAATATGCGGTAATGTTTGATTATAGGTCATCGCATGCTATGGAACAGCATCAATTGAAATACGACAGTTAATAAATACAGCTGTTCCTAAACATGATCACGGATTCGAACCGTGACCATGCGAAGAAAAACCTAAGATAGTTTGTCGAACTTCATTCACTTTTCGACACTATCAATTATGAACCAAATTCCACCGATCGATCTCCGATGAAAGTCCGTACAGTTTCCGATAGAATTCCGATTCATGCATAAACACGAAGGTCAATGAGATTGTCATCATCCACATTGCATTGCTGTTGATAGTAATCGTACGCATCAGCAAATTCAAGCAGTGAATCAGGCTTGATACGGTTATAGTACTGTGACTTTTCATAAGGCAACATCCTAATGATTTGTTCTTGATCATAGCAATAAACATAGTTATCTATTAATACTGTCTTATGTAATTCTGAACAACTATAGATACTTTT